GCGTACCGGTGTTGAGTACAACTCAAAAGTATGACAGCTTAATGATTAACGGGGGATTAAACTTTGATCAATCAGATCCAACAAAAAAATCTAGTTTTGTTCCTTTAGTTGAAATATTTGACAACGTTTATAACAGGGGAGAAAGTCCTGTTAGTGGCATGTTCGAAAAGCTTATAGAGTTTATTGAAACTTGCAGCTTATTATATAATGCTTATAAAGGGTTTAAGTTATTAGGCTCTGTTATTGGAGCAGGGGGCGCAACTATAGCGCAATTAAGTAAAGGCAACGCATACGGAACATATACCAGTAATATGGGTATGGTAAGCGTAGCAAAACAATTGGCAGATAAAAACGGATTATCTTATTCGGTGCCGTGTATTACGTTTACTCATGGCGAAAGCGATATTAGCGCTAATACATCTAAATCTGATTATATCGCAGCGGTAAGGTTGCTATTTAATAACATGAATGCTGACATAACATCTATATCGGGGCAAAGCAGAAAGATTGGTTTTTTAATGAATCAAACCTCATATCAAGGCGCAAATCCGACTTCTGATGTGCCTTTTGCCGGGATGGAATTAAGCAATACTTACAATGATATTGCTATGGCTTTTCCTAATTATAGAATGAGTTTCAAAGCTGGTAACGATATACATTTTAATAATGTTTCATCAAGAATGGCGGGCGCTTATTACGCTATGGCTTATTATAGATTCTTTTTGCAAAACAACAAGAATACAGTATTAAGGCCAATTCATACATATGTAGATAGCTTTGATATTTACATCACCTTTGAATCTCCTGTTTTGCCGATAACGTTTGATACTACGCAACTTACAGATCCAAATAACCAATATGGGTTTAGGGTTTTTAACTCGGTTGGCGTAGAGTTGTCTATAAATAAAGTTGATATTAAAATAGTAGAAGCTAACAAAATAAAAATTTCATGCCCTTCTGGGGTAACAGGCGGCCAGGTTTGGTACGGTGTAATTCCTCCTGGTAACGACGTGGTTGTCGGAGATTCTATAATTATGAGCAACAGGGGTAATTTAAGAGATAGTCAGGGTGATAGTGTTAGTTTCTATGGCACAAGGTTAGATAATTGGTGTTTAAGATTTAAAATAAATTTATAATGGGAGTTTCAATTGTAATAAAAGGTGCGGACTTTTCTAGCTTTGGCTTAGGAAATGTTGATCCGCTTGTTAATTTTTTCAATAACGCAGGAGTTACAAATCCTACTATTAAATCTGCTTATTCGGATATTTTAGTACCTGGATTAAAAGATAATGGTCTATGGGACTTGATAGATGTGATTTATACTTTCGAAGGACTAACATCTCAATCGCAAGGTTTAAATCTTAAAAACCCAGTTTTTACAGACCAGTACTTTGGAAATTTTTTAAATGATTCTAGCGCAGGACATACCGACAAAGGCTTTGTTTCTAATGAATCTGCATTAAGGGTAATGGACACTAATTTCAAGGTCCCAACGTCTGGATTTACAAACGGTTTTTCAATGGGGGTTTATAATTCTACATCATCAAGTACTGGGCTTCTTGCAATGCTTACACAGTCTACGCCTGTTAACGTTGGTCAAATCGGCTTGGGTAGAAAAGAAATAGGCGGTGGATTTACTTTAGGTTGGTATGGATATAAAACATCTGACGGATCGCCTTTATATGTTGGGGGGGACTATCCTTCTCCTAAACCTAACGGAGTTGGCTTTTTACAATTATTAGCCCCAAAAGACACGACTAATTTATATTTAGTTGATGGCGGTGTTTTAAAAAGCACAGCGGCAAGAGAGCAGGAGCCAAACGGACTTTCAAGAAGTATTCTTATAGGCGGAAACAGGCTTCACACGGATGGAAGTATAAACTTGGCAACCACAAGTACTTTTCCTTTTGCTTACTTCGCTAAGAGTGGCCTAACAGTTTCGCAATCACAAACTTTAAATACTATCGTTTTTAATTTTTTAACAGCAGTTAGCAGAAACTAATAATTAACTTTATAACATGAAAAACGAAGAAGTAAAAACAGAGGTTAGCGAGGAGGCAGGTCAATGCGCAAAAGATAGCGATTGCGGATTGGGCGAGGTTTGTGTAAATGGCAAATGTGTGCCAGATATAACACCACCAGTAAAAGATAATGGTTAAGCCAATATTTTCGGCTTTAATTCTAATGGTGCATATTGCTTGTATGATTATTTTTTGTACGCTAAGTATTGGTTACAAATTAGAACACAAGGCGGTATGCACCGTTTTATTTTACTGTACAGCTTTGATTTTGCCAAACCTAAACAACTTAATTACTAAAAAAGAAGATACATCATATCGTTTTGGAATATTCCACGCTCATAGTTTATTTTGCTTGGTTATTGGTACGGTTTATGCTTTCCATTATACGGGGTTGCTTACTTCAAATTACTTAAATATCATTATTTATTGTAGTTGCTTTTTTACTATCTTTACTATTATATTCTACAACTTAATCCGTTACGGACTTTTAAAGAAAAATGGCAGAAATTAAGCAAGATTCCCACGATCAATGGATCGAAATAGTAAAGACGGTTCTACTTTATGTAATCCCGATTTTTGCAGCCATTTGGAAAATAACCGATGCATGGGCTAAGGTTCAGAAAGATAGATTGTCGGAAAGTATGAAGGATGCTGTTAGGGACGTAATAACGCCACAGCTAAACCAGATAAACGATAAAATGGACGAAATGAAAAGGGTGCAGCAAAACGATACTACAAATCTAAATAAAAAGATAGAAGACCAATCTAGGGAATTTAATAAACAGGTAATCGATTTAATTAAAGAGATTAGAAAATAATGGGTAATGTAATATTAATTCAGTCTTTGTTTGCTTTGATTTATCTATTGGTAAAAAGAGGTTTGCTTGTTTTCTATAAATACGAAAAGGCTGCATTCGATAAGATAAAGACCGAATATTATTGGCTTGAATATCTTTTCATATTTACAGCAACAATAGTTACACCACAGCACACTTATAACGAAGGTCTTATTACTTTATTTTCGGTAATAGTCATAAAGGTTATAATTGACAGCATCAAAGAAATCGATTTGATATTTGAAAGATGGTTTCATAAAAGGTAGCAAAATCGTTACAAAAACATATAGTTTTATTAATTACATTTGAATTATATTTTATATAGTTTGTTTAGGAGGGGCGAAATATCTGGATGGGTATTTCGCTTTTTTTATTTCCGATAGTTTTGTTTACCTTTAAAGTATGAACACCAAATCATTTTACGATACAATAAGACCAGAAAGCAGATTTTATGTTTACGGTCATATACGTACCGATATAATGGAAATTTTTTATGTAGGATTAGGATCTGGTAACAGAAAAGAATCCAAACATCATCGAAATGATCATTGGTGGAATGTTTACAATAAATGTAACGGTAATTTAAGGCTTATAATATTTGCAGAAAATTTGAAATTCGAAGATGCTTGCTCTTTAGAAATATCATTAATAAAGGAATACGGTAGGCACGATAAAAGGGCTGGATATTTAGTAAATAAAACAGATGGTGGTGAAGGGACTAAATCAATAGTAGTTACTAGAGAAAAAGCAGAGCGTTGCGCTAAAGCAATATCAAAAGCATTAAAGGAGAAATATTCAAAAGAACCACACCCGTCATTAGGCAGGACACAAAGCGAACAAGAAATAAAGTATAAACAGTCTTGCATTAAAAAGAGAAACACAGCTTCGGGCAGAAAACCAACTGTTAATGTCGGTTTGAATCATAAACAATGCTTAGGTTTAGTTTATCAATACGATAAAAATACAAATCAATTAATATCAGTTTACGAAAGTACAGGATTAGCCGAAAAAGCAACTGGGATACATAGTGGAAGGATATCTTCAGTTATAAAAGGGAAAAGGTCGCACGCAAAAGGTTTTATCTTTAAAAGATTATAAAAATGAACATTTCAAACAAAGGCGTTGACTTCATAAAGAATGAAGAAAAGTTTATGAGCAAACCGTATTTAGATTCAGTTAAGGTGCCTACCATTGGTTATGGATCTACTGTTTATTTAGATGGCAGTAAGGTAACGCTAAAAGACAAGTCTATCACAGAAAAACAAGCTACTGAATTGCTAATGTTAAAACTACAAAGGCAATACGTTCCGGCGGTAAATAAAGCCCTTACACGTGAAGTAAATCAGAATCAGTTTGATGCTTTAGTTTCTTTGTGTTACAATATTGGTACAGGTGGAATAGCGTCAAGTACTTTAATCAAAAAGGTTAATGCTAGCCCTTGCGATACATCCATTACATATTGGTTTTCGGTTTGGAATAAAGGGACTGTAAACGGCGTAAAAGTTGAACTTAAAGGCTTAACTAATCGGAGAGCCAGAGAAGCAAAATTATATTTTAGTTAATATGGCAGAAAAAGTAATTTTAAGCAAGCAGTTCTCTTTAGATTGGAGAGATTTAGCTAAAAGCTGGGTAATGGTTGTTTTACTTCCAATCGGGCAAAGTGTTATTGAGTTAATAAAGGCAAACGGATCGTTTAAAGGCATCGAATGGGACAACATACTGACAAGTACGGCTGTCGCTACTTTCTTGTTCCTGGCGCAGCGTTTCGGCTCTCCAGCTAAAGTAATCACAACCTATTCTACTAACGAAAAAGCGGCAGAAGTTGCGGAGGAAATTAAACCTACAACAGATGGCAAATAAAACTAAGTCAATCACATGGTTTTTTATCATGTGTGCTACATCGATATTATTGTTTTATCTTTTCACAATCTTAATTAATAGGTAAATGAGGCGCAGAAGAATTGATTTGCTTTCAGATGATTTAAAGGAATCTTTAAGATCAGAAGCTAAAGGAATATTCGGAACACTTATAAAGCTGTTCTTAAACAAAATTGTTGCAATATTAATCGGTATGCTAATTAAAAAGCAATGGGTTGATGTTACTGATGATTGGGATATCGGAGTTTAAACTAAAGCCCCTACAGATTTTGTAAGGGCTTTTTTAGTTTATAGTTCATAAATTTTCTTTAACGCTCATATTATTTTAATTAAAATTTTTATTAGACAATACCCACCCACGACTTAGCAAGGGATCGTTTGAGTTTCTTGTGTCAAAAATATTTTCAATAGTACATTTAATGTGGTCTGGTAAGTCCGGGTATCTCCATAAATAGGAGTTTTTTCTTGTCTTTATTATCTCTCTATATACAACCTCTCCGTCTTTGGATTTAGACTCTATTATATCTCCTTTTTGAAACTTCATATTAGCTTTCTTTTAATTAACACTACGGCTGACACAGCCAATAATAAAACCGGCGCAAACGAATCCAAAGGCATGTTATCCAGATTAGGCTTACAATTGATATCGGATTGATTGTATTCGATTACATTGCCAAAATACCCGTTACCCTTGCATTGTTGACCGTTAAAGTTAAACTGATTTAGGAATATACCACATTGTTTATCGCCACTCCAGGTTACTATGGGTTGCCCGTTATATGATATGCCGTTGTAAGGGATTATGTCTAAACCGATGTTACATGCTTTTAAACTATCCATCTTATTAATAATTGAGACGACATAGTATTATCGAAATTAGCAGTTCCCATATCTGATATAGGCACTTTAAATTCAATAATGCAGTTCTGATTATCTAAAACCAATTGACAAACATAATGATAATGTTTCCCATCTTTATGGGCGGTTTTTACAGCTACTGGTTTTTGCTTATAAAGCTGTTTTTTTACTTCATTTAAATCTGCCATAATTTCTATTTTATTTTAACTCCCCTATGCCAGCGTTCTGTTCGCTGACTTAAAAATGTTGATTCAATTGTTTGATGATCGGCAGCGTAAATGTTATACGCCCTATTTGCGGCTTCACGTATTTTACGGATTCCGGTTGCTATGTGGATGTAGTGGTTAGGGTGTTTCATATTCCTGACCTATTATAGACTCACCATTACAATAATGACATTTAAATTCATCACCATTATTATAATCTTTGCTAGCTACGTTATCTTCTCCACATAAACCACAAGTAACATACGTGTCCCATTCGTCATATTCCCAATATTCTGTTTTCATAATTCTATTTATGTTTTGGGTTGGTTAACTAATTAGATTTAAATCGACTATTCTATCAAGCCTTTCTTTTTCTTCCTTATTGAATTTTAAATCAGCATAAACGGTAACTGATGAAAGGTCGTATTTTTTAGCCATTTTATCTACAAAATCAGTAGTAGATAATTCAGTAGTTTCAAAAGCCAATCCTATAGCTTTCCTACGAAGTCTTATAATTTTCTTTTTTCTTGTTTCTTTCATAATTCAAAGTAACGGAAAAGTATTTTAAATTCCTAATTAAAAATTTAATTAAATAAAATTTGCAACTATCAAAGTAACTCCGTACTATTGCAGTACAAAACATAAACAAAATGATTATAAAATTTAGTGACACCGCACAAAACAGCCAAAAACAAATTGAATATTTCAACGTTCGTGGCCAAATAGTAAAAACTTACCAATTAAGCCAATTAGAACTTTGGGTAATTGAGCAAGACTTGTTAAACACCGGAGAAATAGAAGAAATTTCCGAATGTGATAATCCATTTAGCAAGCATTATAAGTTAATGGATCATCCTATTTACGACACGTTGGATAACTACATCGAAAACAATTGGCGTTCTGTTACAGAGTATTTCTACAACGCCATGAACCCGACTGAATTTAAAAGTGAAAACAAACCAAATCAGTTAAACACCAAAAAATTATAGTTTATGAAATCAACTAAAAAATTTGAAAACCTACAAGAAGCATTAGATTTTCTATCACAATCAAATTGGAAAATTATATTAAAAAAATTTAATCTAGATGAAAACTTTGATATGGACGGGACTTTAGTGAAGTTAAAAATAAAATCTATAGATGAAAATGGATGTATTGTAACGTTAAAAGTCTCATAAAAAACAAACACCCCTAACCAGAAACACGTATAGATATGACTGAAGAAATATTAAAGCAGATTGATAGCCGAATTAAAGCTATTACTGATGAACAAATACAAGCAATAGCAATGGATCATAAAACCTATTCAGCTAGGTTAAATACAGCTAAAATTGAATTATTGGATTTGAAAATATGGATTTGCGATTTAGCACAAACTAAAATAAAGGAGAAACTACAGTCATGAAAAACACTAAGCAACCGATTTACGATAAGTCAAACCTTGTCGACTTCAAAAGAAAAAACTTGTGGATGAACGGGATCGAGAAAACAAAAAACCCTGGCGATTCACTATTAAAATTATTCATCATCGGCTTAGTCATTGTTTGGCTTATAGCGGTAATAAACATTTGAGCTTAAATATATAACTTGAAATGAACGTATCAGATAACCTAGTAAAATCTATTAGTGACTTTGTATCAAAGTATAATAGAGAGCCTAACGTAATAATAATTAATGAATACCTATGCACACATCTTATATCGGATTGGGAAAAGATAGCAGGGTATTCAAAAGAGAAAATCGAGGAAATATCACAAAGCAATATACTTTTTATGGGCATACCTGTGTATAGAAGCAATGATGTTCAGACTTACAACATATACTAATGATACAAAAACCAAACCCAACAAAGCTATGGGTAGTAGCGATACTTTTAGTATTCTGCGCTATATGCACAGCTTGCGCCCAACAAACCCCCGTTAAAGTCCTTATCAAAATGGATAAGCGATCACAATACGGTTTTAAATTCCATGATACACTTTGGTTTATCCAAAGAGGTAAATTGATTAGAGTTAAGAAAAAAGTTTTAGAAGTTAAGGAAATAAAATGCAAGTAGAATATAAAACAGAAAAAGGAACGGGTCTTTTTGTGGAAGTTCCATCTTCTTCTAATAATTTCACTTTAGAACATGGAAGATTATGTTTTAATGACGAAGACAATACTCCAAACTATATTATATTAAATAAGTACGGAATTAACCCAGAAAAAGGGCAAGATGATGATGATTTTTGGGAAGACGCAGCCAATTGGCAACACGAACAAAATAATATTAATAAATTAAAGTTAATTGGAATTTCTTCAGAATTAAATCAAAAAGATTATTATGATCTAGGTTTTTTTGAAAAAATATCAAATATAAAATCGATTATTGATGTTAAAAAGAAATATATAGTGTTGTTTAAAACAAATTAATTTTTAAATAAATAATGAAGAAAATAATATTACATCTATGCGCAGATTTGGGTTCTGACAGCTATTTCTATCAAAAAAACAAAGAAGAATATGAAGTTATAATGATTGGTGAAAAAATAGGTGTTGAAAATTATCATCCACCTAAAAACGTATACGGAATAATTTCAAATCCTGTTTGTACTGAATTTTCCACCGCTAAATGTTTTACTCATAAAGGAGATTTGGAAAAAGGTATGTTTTTGGTTAACCATTGCATTAGGATCATTAAAGAGGCAAATCCTAAATTTTGGGTAATTGAAAATCCATTTAATGGTAGATTGAAGGAATTTTTAGGTAATCCATCATTTATTTATCAGCCGTGGGAATTTGGATCTCCGTGGACTAAAAAGACAGCACTATGGGGTGAATTTAATATTCCCGTAAAACAATATTCATCATGGGATGATGTTCCTAAATTAGACTTATATGTAAGACCAGGAAGATCAAAACCAGGGTTAGTTTATCTACATAAATCAGCAGTAGACCTAATACCTGAAATGCAATGGGCCAAAGATCACATCAAATGCGATGCTGACATTAGGTCAATGTGCAGCAGGGGATTTTCAGAACAATTTTACTTAGCTAATAGATAAGTAACAAACCCTTTACAATCTGGTATATAAGCATCGGATTTTGTAAGTTTAAAAAACAAAACAATAGACAAAATGAGTACAACAATCGCAATAAACGACAATAAAGTTCCTACTATACAAGAGCTTTATTCAAATACAGAATTAGCAATAGAACAAGATAAGCTTAACTTTGTGTTAAACCAAAATCCACCGGAACAATGGATTAAAACCCACCCCTATGTAAAAGGACATTTATACTTACCCATTGAAAAGGTAGAATTTATGTTAAAGCGTTTTTTTAAGAAAACTAGAATCGAGATTTTAAGAGAGGGCGTAAGTTTCAACGGTATATATGTTGTAGTTCGTGTTTGGTACCAAGATGTTTTAACAAATGAAATGGATTTTCATGATGGTATCGGAGCCGTTCAACTTCAAACAGCAAAAGGAACATCACCATCTGATTTAATAAACATAAATAACGGAGCTATTTCAATGGCTTTTCCTATTGCTAAAACTTTGGCTATTAAAGATGCTTGTGATCATTTCGGTGCCGTTTTTGGTTCTAACTTAAATCGTAAAGATGTCATTCCGGTTGGCATAGATAAAAAGCTAGTTCAAACAGCTGAAGAAAAAAGAGTTTTAAAGCTTATTGATAAAGCTAAAACAGTTGAGGATATGGATGCTATATCTTCACACGTAAACGAAAATACACAATCTAAATACGATGAGAAATGGAATCAGCTAAAGAAATAGCGGATAGCTTTAAAATCAGAGCATCTGCAACTATTGATATAATGGCTGAATCTAAAATAAAAGGTCAGCTATCGGTCGGAGCGCAAACATACTGCAAAAAATGGCTTAAAGAAAGGCTTTTTAAAAGGCGTGAAGAACTTAAAAACAAATATGTAGGCAAAGGCAATGCAACAGAAGAAGATGGATTTACGCTTATGGCTACCGAGTTGGGTTTAGGTATGGTTTATAAAAATACAGAGCGGAAAGAAAACGATTGGATGACAGGTGAATGTGATTTATTTTTACCTGGCAATGTTTACGACAATAAAGCAAGCTGGAGTTTAGATACCTTTCCAATGTTTGAAAACAAAATAGATCCCAAATACTGGAATCAGCTTCAAACATACGGTTGCTTATGGGATGTTAAAAACCTAAACCTTTGCTATACATTAAACGACTTAGACGATGAATCCGTTTATAATGCCATTAAATGGGAAGAAAGTCAAGACAGGCGATATGAAATTGTAAATAGGTTAGTTTACACCAATGAAAGTTTTGAACGCCTTAAATCGCTTCATTTCTACGATTCAAAGTTAAACACGTTTGTAGAAATACCAGACGAAAAAAGAATTAAGCATTTTGCTTTTGAACGTGACGATGAGCATATCGAAAAAATAAAAAACAGAGTTGAACAATGTAGGCCGTTTATTTACAACTTGCTTAAATCAAACGGTTATAAGTAAAAGCGCATTCCCTAGCGCATGGTTTTAGGGTTTATTTTTAATTGTACCTCTAAATCAAAGCCTTTCAGAAATGGAGGGCTTTTTTTGTGGACAGAAATAGGGTTTATCAGCCCACGTTATTTTGATAGGGACAAAAAACAGGTGTTTTTGGGAATGTAATGTAAATGTTACGTTAATATATTTGTTTACTAACTAGTAAATATTTACTTTTGAATCAACAAATAAAAACGATATGAAAGAAAAACTATTAAACATGCAGGTCGGGGATATATTAGATATTCCCGAAAACAAAGTTGAATCCATGAGATCGACTAAAACCAAGCTTAAAAGCGAAGGGCTAGGAACATGGCAAAGTAAAAACTCACTAAACGGTTACCAAGTAAAAAGAACATCATGAATTTAGAAGAAAAAGCAAAAGAATACATTAAACCATTTAAACATCAAATACATTTAGGAGAACAACAGAACTGTATTGATGATTTTAAAGCTGGCTACAAACAATCTATATCAGACGTTCTCGAGTTCATCCGAGTAAATCCAAAAGCTTCTACAAAACAAATTGAAAACTATTTAAACGAATTTTAATTATGAAAAAACTAGAACAATTATTAGAACAAGCTATAAACGAAAAAAACGTTACTGCTTTATCTAATTTAAAAGATTTTGCTTTACACTTGCAGAGTTATGAAATTGCTGCTAATATAAGAGATTACATAAAAAAATTAACCCCTCTTTTTACTTCAGAGGATGGTATAGATATTTTCGAAGGTGACGAATTTACGTTGGTTGTTTTTTATGAAAACAAGTGGTTTAAATATAAAAGATTTAAAACAACAAAATTTGTAGAGCCTAAAAATGATGATTTAAAAAAGTTTGCCGATGATTTGAAAGCCCTTGAATTTGTAGAATCGCAGAAGCCTAAATATAAGACAGTAAAAACATATTTTGGATTAGAAGCTAGGATAATGGATAATTCAGAAATTCATATTTATAAAGAAAATGATTTTTATATAAAACTATCTTACGGAGACATTCACGACATTAAATCATTCTTAACAGATTAATATGCTATCCCTAGAAAAACAAAGCGTTAGATATTCAAAATACTCGGCGCAAGAAGATAAAATAATCATGGATAATTGGCAAAGCAAATCAGATTTACATATATCAAATCTTATAGGCCGTAGCGAAAGTAGCGTAATGAATAGAAGGGTAAGGTTAAACAAAAGAAGAAACAATAAAAAAACGTTTCAATGCTATTTGGATTGGGCCAATGCAGAAGTTAGAAGAATGAGAAAGCTATTTACAGATGTTCAGGACATGAAAGCTTTAATAATCGTTTGCCAGCTTGAAACAAACCAATATAAACGTGACCGATACAAATCAGAACTAAGGCAATTAAGCGGAATAAAATGGTAATCGGCGACACCTTCTACCTCGGCTACTGCCATAAAGTAAAGTTTAAACTAAAAAGAATTGATAAAACAACTAAAATACACACCTTTCAACAAGATAACGGTAAAGAGTTTCAAAGGAAACATAATGAAGTCGATGAAAAGGTAAATGATTGGAAAAGGATATGATACAAGGAAAACAAGTTAGTAAATCTGATGAATGGTACACGCCAAAATACATATTCGATTCTTTTGGATCTGATTTAAGGTTTGATATGGATGTTGCTGCCCCTTCTTCGTGGCCAAATAATTTTATACATACTCCGACAAGTAAATTTATATCTAAAAATTCTTTAGAATGTAATTGGTTAGGCTTTGTCTGGATGAACCCACCGTTCGGCGGTAGAAATGGGATTGTTCCATGGTTAGATAAAATATACAGTCACGGCAACGGAATTGCTTTAACTCCAGATAGAACTTCTGCGCCATGGTGGCAAAAGGCAGCTAAACAAGCCGATGCTATTTTATTTATAAATGGTAAAGTTAAATTCATAAACGAAAAAGGAGAAACAGGAGATCAGCCAGCAAACGGAACTTGCTTATTAGCTTATGGTTATAAAGCAAAAAAAGCGCTTATTCAGGCTGAAGTAAATGGATTAGGTATTTTAATGATTAAAAATGAAATTGAAAGAACACCCCTCAAACAGATCCTTCTTAATAAACCTATTCGGCCTTGAATGGGTAATAAAAAGGGATGAGGAAATGAAGAAACTTATTCCGAAAATAGAACAATTGAAGTTATTTTAAATGAAACAATATAAATTAAACAATCTGGTCGTGACTGAATACTCATGGCCAGAATATCAAACCAAAAAATATGGAACAAAACCAACAATCGGAAACGAATCTATCAAGGGTTCGGGATGCTTTGAATGCAGGAATGAAATTAACTGTATTAAGCGCAATAAAAATAGCAAACACAGTTGATGCTAGGAAGTACATTTCAATGCTTAAACGTGAAGGAATGGATATTATTTCAGAGCCAACACAAAACGGAAATAAAAAAAGATTTAATACTTATTATTTGAGAAAAGAATAAATTTTAATCTATTATTTGGAAGTTTGAAAGTATAAAGCTATATTTGAATATAAATTAAAAAATAAATAATTATGCAAACATTAACAAAGTATCAAGTAGAAGAAACAACAGATTACGATTTGTTTAAATTCATGAAAGGTAACAGAAACGTAAATCCTTTCAATTTAAAGCGTATTAAAGAATCAATGTCTGTTAGGCCGCTTTTCAGTCCGGTGATGGTAAATGAAAAGTTTGAAATCATTGATGGACAGCATCGTTTTTTAGCCTGTAAAGAATTAGGATTGCCTGTTTATTACATCGTAACTGAAGGTTATTCCATCGAAGAAATACACATCCTAAATACTAATTCAAGCAATTGGAAAAGGCTTGATTATTTAACGGGATATGTTGATATTGGTTTACGTCCTTACATTAAGTTTAAGGAATTTATGGATGAATACAATGAGTTTGGAATAAAAGCGGCATTGCATATTTGCACTTATCCAAATACTAACCAGGAAAAATCTAAACAAAATTATTTCGAAAATGGCGATTTAAAAATGTTTGATTTACAAGAAGCTAAATTGTTAGCTGGTATGATTAAGGATTTTGGTAATTTTTATAAAGGATATAATAGACCTTCTTTTGTAGTTGCTGTATGCGCTATTATTCATCATAAAAACTATAATCATAAACAAATGATGTCTAAGCTTTCAAGAAAACCGCAGCAGATAACAGACCAGACCAATCACAAATTATATATAGATCAGTTAGAGGAGATATTCAATTTTTCACGCAGACAGAAAGAAACTTTAAAATACTAATTATGGCACTTATAAATCATATAATAACCGTTATATTACTTACTGTTATTTTTCTTATAATACAAGATCAAACTTCTTTTAATGGGGCTTTGTCTACTTTTTTAGTTATTATAGCCGCAAGATTATACAAAATTGAAGATAAAATAAATAAAAAATGAAAGCACTAGAAATTTTATTAAACGTTTTTATATTCTTATGCACAATATATAATATTGTTAATATTTTTATTGAGAGAAGGAATAAAAAGAAATGGGTTAATTTTCATAAAAAATATAATTCACACCTAAGAAATGTTGCTGATTATATTAATCAGCTAAAGGAATTTGCCTTTAAATACGATTATGTAGGTTTTGAAATATGTAATGAACAGGTTGAAAAAGAAATCGAAACATTAAATAAGTTAGTTAAATATAGAGACGTTTAACTATATTTGTATCGCATAATTAGAAAATGAGACAGGCGATTAATCTGGGTAGCTTTGAAAAGGGCAGGATTAATAGCTGGACAGTCTCATTTTTATTCTAAATAATTATTGAACATTCAAACTAAAAGAATTATATTTACATCATGCAAGAAATAAGAAAAGATCTGGTAAAAGTTAGTACTTATGCTATTAACAATAAGAAAAGTACAACATGGGTTTACGATCAAATAAAGGAAAATAAAATTAAGCTTGTAGTTATTGACGGTGTTAAGTTTATTAAGATCGCCTAATTTTTAGGCTTTATACTTTTGTAACTTTTAAAGTTAAAACTATGGCAGAAAATAAAAAATCAATAGTCGTTTATGCCGATTGGATTGATAAGTTTGAAGAACTAGAAGATGATGAAGCAGGAAGGCTTATAAAACACTTTTTTAGGTATGTTAACGACCTTAATCCTGAAGCACCTGATAGAACTACCAAACTAATGTTTATTGACATAGAAGCTACGCTAAAACGTGATTTAGTTAAATGGGAAAAAAGAGCCGAAAGAAGCAGAGAAAATGGATCAAAAGGAGGTAGGCCACCAATATCAGAAAACCCAGAAAAACCCAAAGAAACCCAACAGGATATTTTAGAACCCAGAAAACCTGATAGTGTAAGTGTAAGTGTAAGTGTTAATGATAGTGTTAATGGTAATGTAACTGTTAAAGAAAAAAAGAATATAAAAAGTATAGAGGAGCGGAAAAAAGAATTTTCCGCCACACTATCACCATTTTTAGAAGAGTTTGGTAAAGACATTTTAAACGCTTTTTATTTTTATTGGAGTGAGCCTAACAAAGCTAAAAATCAAAAAATGCGTTTTGAGCTTGAAAGAACCTGGAGCCTTAAAGGACGTTTAACAACTTGGAAAAATAACGAAGAAAAATTTAATAAAAATAGTAACAATGGAAAATCTAAATCAGCAGTCACAGATGAACGACAACTCATTGCAGACCAGTTCAAGAACATTCTTGGATTCGGTAAAAGTTAAAAGTGCTTTAGACATTTTAAATAGCCAAAATAAATCTTTAGTTAGAATTTCTGCTGAAGTTGGAGAAAAAGCCGTTAAAGCAATGCTTTACATTTTGATTAGTGATTGTTTGGATTTTTTTAATATAGGAAAATCAATGTCAGCAAATCAGATAATGCAAACGGCTGTTTTAATTTTAGAAGATTATTCCGTGTATAAGATTGATTATTTTGTTCTTTGCTTTAATCGTGCTAAAAAAGGGCAATACGGCAAGGTTTACGACAGGATTGATGGGCAAATAATTTTTGAATGGCTTGCACAATTTGATTATGAGTATTCAGCTGAAATCGAAGCCGAACGCAGAAACGAAAGCAAGCGTATTGAAAAGCAATTACAAGCACCCATCGAAGAAGAATCTTTAACACGTATGCCGGATTGGTTTGCTGATTCAATAAAAAAAATGAATGAACCAAAACCATTGGAACAAAAGCCAATTAATTTAACAGATGATCAGATTTTAATTAATGGATTTATTCAAGAGTTTAATAAAATACACCTTGAGGGCGAGCATCAAGAAGGTAAAAGATTCATTAAATTCAAAGGCAAAATGGCTGACGTTACCGAATACATCGAATTAAGATTACAGGATTAAAAAAAAAATATGATTTATAAAAGTATTGATAAATTAAACAGATACGAAGTAGTTCTTATTTGCCTTGAATTGATTAAAAAAGGTGTAGGAATGTCTCCTGAAATAACAGAATTTAATAATAGAATAATTACCAAATGGTCTTCATCCGCTTTGATTTATATAAAAGACAAAGCTTGGAAATTATATTATTCAAAAGAAAAGTAAAATGCAAATAGAATATAAAACAGAAAAAGGAATAGTACTTTTTATTAAAATAGAAAAAGATTATTCAGTAGCAGGATTAAATGATGGCCATATTTATTTTTGGACTTCGTCATTATTACAATCAATAGGTGATTATCCTTTGTCTATTGAAATACCAAAAGCCAATTTTGAATATCTCGGTCTTACTTCCGAAATTACAGAAGAACAGGCTAATATGATGGTTGATAATTTATGGAACGGATATAGAAAATATGAATTTTTAGATGGTAATTTTGGCAACTATAAACGATTGGTTAAGTCATCATCTTTAGATTCTTTCAAATCTATAATGCAGCATTTGGAAATAAAAGAAGGGAAATGGATTGTTTTATTTAAACAAAATGAATCATGAGTGCAAAAATAAAAATAATAGATAACGACATTTCGAAAGTTATCGCATCGGTAAGCTTATCTTTGAATGTTCCGATCACTAAAATTAAAGGAGATTATAGAGGTAAGGATGAATCTGCAGCTAGGCACATCGCAATGGGTTTGGTTTTCAGCAGAAACTACATTGGGCTTGAAAAGATTGGTAAAATATTCAAACGCAATCACGCCACAGTAATTTACGGAATCCGAAAGTTTAACGATGTAGTTGATAATCCAAAACGGAATAAATTATTAGCCGATAAAATCAGTAAAGTAATGGAGGCTTTGAATTGAAAAATCACGACTGGATTAATTGCCATCATTGCGGTAAGGAATTTTTAAAAAGGCAATGCAAGATATTGACAGCGATTAAAGAAAATCAAAATCTTTATTGTGGAAAAGAATGCAGTTATGAGGGTCGAAGGGTTAGGCCAATCATCATTCGGAGCAAAAGAATCGGAACGCCAAACAAGCTAAACGATAAACAGGCCAAATTACTTAAAATAAGGCATGCACAAGGCGATAAGATTACAGAGTTGATACAAGTATTCGGAATATCAAGAACAAGCATTTATAACTACTTAAAATGAAAAACAAATACGGAGCAATAAAAACGGAAATTGACGGAATTAAATTTGATTCCAAAAAAGAAGCCGAAAGATATGGTAAACTTAAAATGTTAAAACTAGCTGGAGAAATAATTGAATTTGAATTACAACCACGCTTTGATATTAAAATAAACGGTAATTTTTGCGGATTCTATAAAGCTGATTTTCGGATTACATGGAAAAGCGGAAACGTTACAATTGAAGATGTTAAAGGAATGAAAACCCCTGTTTACAATCTTAAAAAGAAAATAATTGAAGCTATGTACGGAATAGTGATAATTGAAAAGTAGACCAGTTTTAACAACACAAGCAATTAATAGATTGAGAATATGAATTGTATAGATTGTAACGGGGAAATGGAATCGCCTTGCTGTTGGAATGGCAAATGTTGTTCAGACGGAAAAATAGGTTTATGTATTTGTTGTGGAGCTGAAATGTTTGAAGAAAACGGCTATTGGTTTCATCATACTCAATCTGAAATACCATACGAAGATAGAGAAACGCAGTATTCTATCTAAATTGTTACAAAACCGTATTGAATTAAAAGGTAAATTTGAGGTATGATTAAAGCGCAAGAATTGAGGTTAAACAACCTATACCAATTAGGGAATGAATATTTACCGTTAGTATCTTTTGATG